TTCCTGCAGATGTAGTAATAGCATTGGACGTACCTGTTGTTGCAATTATTATACAATCTACAAAGTTTGCATTTCCTGAAATTAATACAGGAGCAACAGTTACAGCGTTCTTAACAATAACTCTTGCGCCCGAATTATTAATTGTAATAAAGTTTGGATTTCCACCAAAAATAGCTATTAATCCAGCGCTACTTGTAATATTTGTAGCTCCAATATCAGTAAAACGTATAAGGGTATAATCTCCTGTACTACTTTTTGTTAACGTTCCACTGACATCACAGTTAAGAATGTTTACATTACCTTGACCCGTTGGTGCGGTAATGTTTAAATTAGTCATTTTTAATCCTGATATAGTACAACCTGTATTTGTACTTATTGTTCCAGTTATTAATGTATTACCACCTACTTGCGCATAAGTAGTTAACACTGTGTATTGAAATGTTACGTTTGGATTTTCAGTATAATTTCCTGGATGTATAACTATTGTTCTACGCAGTCCTGTTATTAAAGTTAATGCCTTGGTAATAGTTGCAACAGGATTAAGTAAAGCTCCTGTACCTGTTATATCATTTCCATCTACTTGACTAACGTGAATCTCATAACTATATACACCTCCATTACCTATAGTAACAGAACCATCCCCCATTAAAAATTGAGTAGAAGCACCCCCATCTTTTACAAATGATCCACCTTGAACTGCTCCTCTTAATCTTGTTGTAGTTATTAATGTATTCCCTAATGTAACCGTATTATCTCCAATACCTATTGCAGAATCACCTATCACGATTTGATTTGCGCTTGGAGTTGAAAAAGGCTTTGTATTATAACCAATTAAAATTGAATTATTTATATTTGTTGCATTAGCATTAGTGCTTGTTACTTGTCCAGATGTTTGTCCAATAAAAATACTTCTGCTACCTGAAGTATTATTTACTGCAGCACCTGCTCCTAAAGCTACATTACCTTCACCAGTATTAAAATAAAACCCAGCATTACTACCAATTGCTACATTATAACTTCCTGTTGTATTAAAATAACCACTAAAATCACCTAAAAAATTATTACCATATCCAGTCGTTGTTTTTTGGCCAGATGCAAGCCCTATAAAATTATTTCTAGATCCTGTTGTTATTCCTAAACCAGCTGTTGATCCAATACCAACATTTCCTGCCCCTGTTATAACAGACTGTAAAGCCAAGTAGCCTATAGCAACATTATTAGTTGCAGTAGTATTCAATTTTAAAGCCCAGTATCCTATTGCTATATTTCCCTCCCCTGTTGTATTAGAACTTAAAGCTAAATCCCCTACCGCTGTGTTATAATTTCCTGTTCCAGCCCCTCTACCAACTGATATGCTATTAACGGTTAGATCATAAGCTCCTAAATTTACTGGCCCAGTAGCTCCAGTATAAGGAACATAAGTAGATAGGTCACTTGTTAAAGCAATAGTCCCAGAAGCGTTTGGTAGTGTCCAATTTCTAAAAGCCGTTACAGGGGCATTTATATATGAATTGAAAGCTAAAAATTGAAAGGTTTGCCCTTCAACTGTACCATCGTCCCATAATTTTGCGCCACCTGCTGTGTATATTGAATTATTCCCTATATTTATATCGCCAGTAGCTCCAGTATAAGGAACATAAGTAGATAGGTCACTTGTTAAAGCAAATGTACCAGATGCATCAGGTAACGTATAACTTCTATTAGTCGTTAAATTATTAATTATATTGGCCTCAGCTATTCCATTGTTTAACGTTAAAACCTCACCATCATCAACTTCAAATATAGTTGTTCCACTGCCTGCTCTACTTACTAAAAAAACATCATCTTGTATACTTATTTTAGCATAGTTTGAATTTTGTTGATCATATAAATATACTTCACCTATCTTAGCGTCTAATAAAGACGTATTCCCTTCTAGCAATACATCGTTTAAATTAGGTGTTGGTATATCTACGGCTGTTATAAATGGATGTACTCCATCCTCTCCATCATTTATCAAGTCAGATGTCTTTGTTGGAATATCTCCACCTGGAATATCTATTAAAGACACTAGGTAGTCCTTATCCTCAACTATAGATCCATTACCAGTAGTATAAGAAACCACCACGTCAAAGAAGTTAGGTTCATCTATGTTCTCTACAAGACTAACCACCTTATAAAGTCCAAATATATTTATATCGTCAGCCTTGTAAATCAATACATTACTTCCAATTAAGAAATTAAGGTACTGGGTAACATCATTACCCTTAAGCGTATACTTACTAAGTATAAACGAAGATATGCTAGAAAGACTGTATGGTGTTCCTACCTGTGGCTCAAATGTTATGGTACCTGGCAATCTAGTATCACCAATCTCAAGTATATCGTATCTGTATCGTATAGGAGTCCCAATATCTATTACCTGGTTCTCGTTAAAATAAACAGCTAACTTTGTTGGAGTAAAATTCTTTGTTGTGTACTGAGTCTGTGCATCTGATCCAATCCACTTGTCTGAACCAGTAACCTTGTCATCAATAACGTATCTGCTTATTTGTGTCATAATTATTTACCTTGACCTACATTTTTTTTAATGTAATTTTTAGAAGTTTTTAATTTTGAAGACTTAGATTTAGAATGTATTCCTGGTCTACTAATATTATTACTCGACTTCTTAACTCCATCTGTCTGCTTTGCCATTATTTTAATTTATATAATATAAACAATAATATAAGTAACCATAACCACCATAATTGTGTAATTAAGGATGTCTTACGTTCAATAATTTTTACATCTTTTACGACCTCTGTTTTTTCAATAGTCTTTTTTGTGCTTGTATTAGACATTGTTTTATCTAATACGGTACTTGTATTAACTTTTCTTTTTTTATGCTTAATTTTAACGTTTAAATAGCTCTTACCATCTATAACCATCGGCTTGATACTATCGATTGGTTCGATACAAATTTCATCGGTGCTATCTATAACCTTTACAGATACATTCTCCTTAACCTGAATATTATTTTGTATAATCTCAACCTTATCCTGCTTAGTCTCCTCTGTCGATTTATTTACCCTTCTTGTACCACAACTAAATAAAACTAAACTAACTAAAATATATATCGCTTTCATAATTTCTTCTTCTTGTTAAACCTGCTACTTCTTTTTTATTTACTTTATTCCACTTCTTAAATTCTAATCCTATTAAAATATCATTGTGATTTTTATTAACTAATTTTAAAAGTGTACTATTCATAAAATTAGCCATTCCAATATTATATGCTAAAGATACACAAGCATTAAACTGATTTTGATTTAAAGGTGTTTTAACTAAATTAGAAACTTTACTTGCAAATCTATCAGCAATTAATTTAAACATATCAAACGCTTGTTGTTTGTTTATTTCTTTGTCTAATAAAGTTACACGTTTCCCATTACTGTAATACGTATTACCAAAACCAATTGTTGCTAATTTTGCAGGGCAGAGGTACGGTTTAGCACTAAACCCTTCAAATTCTGTAATAAGTAAATATCCATCACTATTTAGCTTCATCTTTATTGTTTTTTTCTAATAAATACCAACGACGTGCGGTATAACCTGATGCTAATAAAAAAGCAATAATTTTCATTACCATATCTACATCTGTAAAAGCAAAGGCAAAATATCCTCCTGTTAGTATTGATTGTTTTAAATCTAAAATTTCATCTTTCATTTTTTTAATCTTTCAACTATGTTTGTAATTCCCTCAATTCCTATGTAAGCCGTTGCAATAACAACCCAATCCGCTGAGGTTAAAGTTCCACTAAATAAACCTCCACAAGCTATTAAAAAAACTAATAATTTGCGTGAAATCCATTTAGATAATATTATGTCAAATTGCTCCTTGCTCAAAATCTATTTCTTTAATTGTTTCACATCCAGCAAAATTATGTCTTGGATTGTTAGGAAATATTTGACTTTCAAAAACTATTTCAATATTACTCATTACATCATATTTATATCCATCATCGAAAATTGGAGCAGTTACTTCGTTAAAATCAGCGTCGTAAGTTCCATTTTCTAAAACTATTTTACCAATTTCAACAACCGCTTGTATTCCTTTACCGTATGTTAATTGTGGCTCATCGTTTAAGTCTTTAACTTCAACATAAACTCCTTTAACTAATAAATCAGCTATTGCGGTTTCTTTGTCTGTGTAATTTAATTTGTATATTTCCATTATAAAGTTGTTAAATTAATACACTCAGTATCTGTTAAAGTTATTTTATAAAGTTGTATTGAATTAATATTCGTATTTGTTATATCTGAACTTGAATTCCAAAGACTATTAATTGAAATAGAATCTAATATTGAAGTAACTGAAAATGTTGCTGAACTTGACTGAACTAAAACCCCGTTTAAGAATACTTTAGAATTTCCACTTTTATAAACAAATGCAATTTTATTTTTTCCTAAAACGGAATTAAATGTTTTGTACATAATATCATTTCCATTTATACTAATTTCAGCAAGAATTAATTGAGAAGTATTGGCTTTATTAAGTCTAATTACATCCACTCCATTTTTTTCAACTCCTACTAATTGACCTACTTGACTTGGAAATAAATATCCTTCCCAAAATATAGTACCTTCAGTTTGTCCTATTAAACTACTTATTCCTGTTTTAGAAATAACATCAGCGTTACGTGTTACTGTTGAAGCTACTGTTTGAATATATGAAGTTGGGTATGAACCTACTTCTAATTGAGCACCGTAAACGTATGAACCATCTGAAACAATTAATTGATAATTAAATGTTACTGTTGCTATTGTTGTATATTTTAATATTAAACGAATCCAACCATTACCAACATCAATAGATTGTGCACTTACACTTCCATTTGCACTTTGACTAACAGTAATAGTATTTGTTAAATATGTGTAATTTATATCTCCACCAGCAAACCCAACATTATTATCAATATACCCTATTACTATATTAGATGCTGTATTTTTTTTAACATAAACACTAAAACAATATGTTGTGTTATTTGCTTGTGTTCTTTGTTGATATATATTAGCGTTATTAAATAAATCTGCGTTTTGTGTTCCGTCAGGCGAAATAGCAACATTTGCAGTAATAGTTCCGACAGCTTTTCCCCAATTAGCATCATCAAATTGTTGTGATGATAAAAACAAATTTGTTCTTTGTGGCTCTACCAATAAACTCGGACAACTTCCGTTTGTGTAATCAATACGGGGTACGTTTACAGCTACGCTTTCAATCAATCCTGCACTATTAACTCTTGTTGCTGTTGTAGCACGAACAACAGTCATATCGCCTAATGTTGTGTTTGGAATTACTGAATATAATTTACTTGCTTTATAAGCGTTTGGCGTTACTATTAACGACGCTTTTTCTAATAAACTCATATACTATCTAAATTTGTTAATGTTGTTAATAAGCAAGATTGTGCTTCAAATATACCAGTATCAGATAAAACTCTTGTTGTGAAATTAGTTGTTATTCCACCCTCATTTCCTACAATATCTGTTTCTCCACTATAACTTGAATAATGTGATTTACCCCAAGAAATAAGATTGTTAAAAGCACCTTGTCCCCAACCTATATTATTGTTATTTGCTCCTTGACCCCAACCTATACTATTTGCCATTCTGTAATTTATTTAAAAAAATTTCTAATTTCTTTACGTTTACTTCTTTCGGTTTATATGTTTCTTTTACACTCATAATTATAAAATCCATCCTGTAAAGTTTGCATCTTTATCTGGATATACATCAGCATTTGAATTACTATTGTATTCAGGAAAAGAAACTTGGTTAAAACTCATATAATCAATAAATCTATTTGTGTAACTTTGTGCAACATCACGTTCTTTTTCAATTAAAAAATCAATTTCATTCTTTTCTACAGATGTACTACTTTCAGAACTATGTTTAAATACTCCTTTATTCGTTACTTTATAAGCTGCGTAAGGTAAAAACTCTACCATTGCCCAATGTATTACCATTGGTTTAATATATACGCTTAAAAGCGTTGTATATGGTGCTGCTAAATTACCCGCTACAATACCATCATTAATCTTGTTATATAGTTTTGTTCCTAAATAATTCTGAATATGTAACTGTTGTGCCTGAAAGATATATTGTGTATATGTATCAGGGTCTAAATTACCATTTAAATTAGTGAATTTAACTATATCATTTGTTGAAATAAATAATCCTTGTGCCATATCTTATAATTATTTAGGTAAAAATCCCTTGTTAGGCATATTAATTGGTTTTTCGTACACTAAAGGACTGTTTGTTGGCAATATTTCGCCTTCTTTTCTTGCTTTTGAAGGACTAATTTCTTCTGCTAAAGGGTTGTTTACATCAACTTTTTTTCTATATGTTTCACGAGTCCAAAAATGGTGACAAGCACCACCTCCTTTGTATAAAAATACATCGTAAGTATCAGCACCTTTAGCACCCCACCCCTCATTTACTGGAGTAGAACTCATTTTTTGTATATCTTCTTTTCTATATAACTTGTTAGAATTAAGCATTTTAACACAAAAAGGTCTGCTATTCTCTTTTAAATCTCCACTATATCTATATCTTGACTTAAATAATGCACCATCTTGCTCACTTTTTGCATTAGGAATTGCAGTTCCAGTGCTTACAAAGTGCCAAATCTTACTTAATATTGATTTTTTAGGGTTGTTTAAAGCGTTTAATTCAGCATCTAATTCTTGTTCTGTTTCGTAATTAACTTCCCTACTATCTATTAAATCCCATTCGTTTAAATCTATTTCTTCGCCAAAAGAATCTAAATCTATTTCATCTAAATGCTTTGACATTTTAACCCCTGTTTCTTCTTCTGTAGTTTCTTTATTCATACCTTCAATATCAACAAATTCTAATGGTTGTATTGTTTTAAAATATAATTTTAATGATATA